AGCTTCGCCTTTAATCCTGTGGTTACAACAACTATAGAAGCTCAATCTCCTATAGTCCCTTATGTAATATCTAGTGTAAATACCAACGATTATACAATAAAATTCGGATCACAAATAAATTCTCAATACAAAATTCACACTTTCTCTTCAAGGGCAGCATCTTCAATTATAACATAAAATGAATAAGGATAATAGAATATCAAATTTACCAGAAGTTAGCTTATTGTATTCTAACATTGATCAATTTTCGATTGCACCAACACTACCAACAGGAAATTTTGATGATGAAGCATTATTCTTGGTTGCAAGATCGGGAGTAAGAAATGAAAAAATAACCTATAAAAAGCTCAAGCAATCTTTGGTGTCTAATTCCGTTGGACTAACAGGCTCGCAAGTTATTAGTGGACATAAAACATTCGCAGATACTTGCACTTTTCAAGACACAATATATCTCAACCAAGTTATTGACGTTACTCAAACAGGAGATATTAGTGGAAATATTTTTGTTGGACAAACAGGTTTGTTCGAAAATATAGGAGTTGGATCTGGGTTTGTAGACAAAACAAATGAGCCGGAATATTCTTTGCATGTTATCGGGGATTCTTTTTTTGAAGGCACTATAGAAGCAACAGGTGACATATCATTTCTTGGTGATGTGGCTATTAAAGGGGCTGCCATACAAGGAGGCAACTTATCAATTACAGGAAATTCGTTCTTTAAGAATGGCGTGGTCACGCAAGGAAATCTTTTTCTTTCTGGAGACTATAATCAAACAGGAAATGCATTTATAGATGGCAATATAGAAATAACAGAAGACTTATACGTTGGAGAAAAAATTATTCACCACCAAGATGCAGACACTTTTATTCAATTCGCAGACGATGAGATTAGCCTGCAAGCAGGTGGAGCAACTAAAGTTAAATTGTCAGAATCAATAGAAGATTTCATCAGCTTTGATGTGAACTCTCAAGAAAAAGTTAGAATTACAAATGACGGATTTTTAGGGGTTAATACAGATAGTCCTATGGGAGAGCTTTCGGTTTCTGGGGACGCGTATTTAGAGAATTTATATGTCACAGGTTTAGGCGGGGAATGGAAAAGGGTTTTTCCAAATTCTCAAGATGAACCAATATCCTTCTCTTCAAACTTACTTCAGGGAGGGCAATCTCACAAAATAGATTTTCCAAAAACTTTTGATGAACCTCCTGTGATTAGCGTGACACTTCGAAATGATTCTGGAGGCCCGATTATTCCATTTATAATTTCAGGAGTTTCTGAAACAGATTTCAATATAAATTTTGGTTCAAATTTACCAAACGCTGACTACCAGCTTGAAACTACAGCTAGGGCGACAGGGGATGCATCTGTGCATAAAACAGAAACTCAATCCTTCGTTTCTTTTCTTGCGGGAGGGTCAAACACCCACGAGGTATTATTTCCAAGCGCTTTTAGTGCACCACCTTCAGTTTCTACATCTATAGAAACAAGTTCGCAACAAATTGTTCCATACATTATATCAGGAATATCCAACACCTCATATCATCTATTATTTGGAGCAAACATATCTGCTGGATATAAAGTCCACACTCACGCAGTAAGATAAAGCTTGACTTTTAGCTCAGTATATTGTATACTGAATGCATGAAGGAAAAAAATCTACTGTATAAAACAAAATGTTACTTAGTTGGTCACATGCAATATGTGAGCGGAAGAAATTGGAGGGAAGAAGTTTCCGAAAAACTTGAACCTCTTTCTATAACCTGTTTTGATCCTTACAAAAAACCGTTCATAAAAGACGTTGAAGAAGATGAAGCTTCTAGGGAAGAAATGGAGACATGGATGCGAACCAAACAGTATGATCGAGTGACAGATAGAATGAAAATGGTTAGAGCTTACGATCTTAATTTAGTTGATCGCAGTGATTTTATCATTGCTCATTTAGTTCCAGAAGTTGCAAGTTGGGGCAGCGCAGAAGAAATTGTTACAGCGGTAAGAGAGAAAAAGCCTGTCTTTGTCAGTATGGAAGGCGGCAAAGCAAAAACTCCATTATGGATGCTTGGAATGTTTCCTCATAAATACATCTATAATAATGTAGAGGAAATCATAGAAATGCTTTACGCCATAGATGTAGGAAGCAAACCTATTGACTCTGACAGATGGAGGCTTTTAAGAAAAGAATTTAGATAATGGAAGTACTAGCCTCAACATTTAATTTTTTTCCAGGAGATTTTTTAGTCTTTGGAATACTTGGCGCATTATTTTGGATAAAACAACAAAAAGAAGATGAAGATTTTAAATGAATAAAGCATATAAATATTCCGATATATCATTAATACCAAATTACAGCGAATGCGAAAGCAGAGATAATTGCGACGCGTCAATTAAATTATTTGGCAAACGATATAAACTGCCTATAATTCCTGCTAATATGAAATCAGTTATAGACCTCGACTTATCAAGATGGATGAGCGAGAATGATTATTTTTATATTATGCATAGATTTAATAATGATATATATGCACAAATAGAACAAGCTAATAATCAAAATTGGAAAACTATATCTTTTAGTATAGGAGTTCAAGATAAAGATAAAACAATTATACATAAATTAAGAACCAATAAATTAAGATTAGATTTTCTAACAATAGATATTGCACATGGTCATTCAATAAAAATGAAAAGAATGATAAAATTTATAAAAGAAAATTTACCTGATACAAAAATTATCGCAGGTAATGTCGCAACACCGCAAGCTGTCAAAGACTTAAGCGGGTGGGGCGCAGATATAATCAAGGTTGGGGTCGGACAAGGGTCTCCTTGCACAACTAAAGATAAAACAGGATTTACAGTTCCTATGTTTTCTTGCGTCCAATGTTGTTCTAACTTATACAACGGAGATTTTGAAGACCAAGAATATGAAAAAATTCCAATCATAGCAGATGGAGGAGTTCGCTGTAATGGAGATATAGTTAAAGCTTTAGTGGCTGGAGCGACAATGGTTATGGCTGGCGGATTATTTGCTGCATGCACAGACAGCCCAGCAAAGCTAATAAAACTTAACGGAGATTATTTAAAAGGTTATTTTGGTTCGGCGAGTTATGAAAACAAAGGAAGCCTCAATCACATAGAAGGCAAGTTGAACGCAATTGAAGATAATAGAATGACTTACGAGAGAAAGCTTGGAGAAATTAGCGAAGATATTCAAAGCGCAATCAGTTATGCTGGCGGAGATAGTATTAAGGTTTTTAATTCGGTAGATTTTGTAAAGGTGTGATAAAAGAAGTAAAATCAATAGACCATTTTGACAAATTAGCAAGAGAATGGAACTGCCCAGAAAATAAAATATTCTGGACAAACCAATCTTGCAGGCAAGGAAGGCGCTTTGACCCAGACTCTATAGAAAAAAATTTAAAATCTTTATTCGTCTCCACATTACAAACAGGAGAAATACTACCCTTTATAAAGTTGTGGTCTTTTGAAGAAGATGGTCGAAGTTTAGCAGGTTGTGTATTTTCGGGCAATAAAAATTTCATGATGAATGAAAAAATATTTGAAGAAATATTATGGCAGGTTCCAGGAAAATATGCGTCAACAATTAAACATAAAAAAATAATGATTGAATTACTTAAAACCGCAGAGAATTACGCAAGAAAATCAGGCTTCAAGGTCATGTCCATATCAAGAGACCCTCAATTACATAACTTCACAAAAGAAAAAAATTCAGGTATCAAAAACTATTATACTCGCAATAATTATGAAGCTGCGGCTATACAATATTATAAAACTTTAAATTAGTACTTGACATTATTTAAAAAATATAGTATAATCAATCCCATGAACAAAACAGTAGCAAAAAAAATAAGAAGCATTTTACAGTTTAACCCGAACTACTCGGATGAAACAAGCAAACGAGTATATTCTCGTGCAAAAAAACAATACAACAAATTATCAAAAGAGGCAAAGCCTTTATTTATCAAACAATTAGAAAATTTATATAACAATAATAAATAATTATGGAAAACACACAGCAAAATCAAGAATCAAAGTGGCGCAGTAGAGAGCTTGGAGCTCTTTGGGTGCGAAGCGGTAAATCTCAAAAGTACCTATCAGGTACAATTAATATCGAAACAATGCCCGGAGTAACCGAAGCGGTAAAGATTGTAGTATTTACCAATAAAAATCGTGACAAAAACGAAAGAGCTCCAGACTACGTAGTGTATCGCTCTGAGGATGCAGATTCTCAAAAAACTCAAGTTGAAAAAACAGCTGAGCAAGCAACTAAAGAAGTTGCAACTAAAGAAGTTGCAACTAAAGAGGTAGCTTCGAAAGTTGACGTCAACGAAGAAGTCCCAGAAGAATTATTTTAATAATTTGTGTAACAACAGATTATGGAAAAACCATTCTGGTATAGTAAAAAATTTTGGGCCGCAGCCGTAGCTACGGCTGTGCCCATTATTAATCATTTTTTAGGTTTAGGCTTAACAGAAGAAGCGATTATGCAAATCGTTACCCCTGTTGTAGCCTATATCCTAGGTCAAGGCTTAGCAGACTTAGGGAAAAACAAAAATTAGTTCTTTTACATTTTAATGGGCGCGTACTGGATTCGATTTAAATTGGATTTGTACCCCGCAAGTCGAAGAGGCGCCAGGCTTCGTTAAAAGGCGCGTTTTCTTACATGGCAAAAATAAAAGTCGTGTTGTAGCTTTCAGCCCAAAAGCTGAAAAGCTCGCATTAGCAGCGTAAGTCTGCTTCCTCTCCTTATTTGACGCAGATAAAGTAAACGAGGGGTCATTCATCTGCAAAACAGAAAACGTTTTCTTGTATCACAAACTGCAAATAATTGAAACAAGAAGTTAGATGTTTATATCTTAACTATAAAAAAAATAAACTAAACTTGTAGACGTGTATCATTGAAAATTTAAAGACGCGGGTTCGACTCCCGCCGCGTCCACCATTTAAAATGCAAAACATTAAAAAATTCATTTTTCAAGATAGCGCCACTATTTATTTTTATGATCTTTTAGATTCGTTTCACAAATCATTTTCAGATGTCGTCTTAATGTCTGGAATAGGATATAACGGACAAACAATAAAAGAAATTATATTTGAAAATAATATTTATTTTCCAGACAGTTTTTATAAATTGATAATAAAAAACTTTTCTCGTCTCCAGCCTTCAGTAATTTGCCAAGCACTCAGAAGAAATAGGTTAGAAATGGAATGTATGTATTATGATTTTGGAAAAATAGACGGAATCAAACATGTGTACTTAATAAAAAATACAATGGATTGGACAAGTAAAAATAATTTTAACTGCGAAGTTTGGAATCTTCTTCCGATTGATATTGAAGATGTAAAATATCACTGGATTCAAAACCAAAATGAATATATTTAAAAAAGTAATAAATTTCTTTCGTAAAAAGAAAGAGAAACCAAAGAAGAAAAAACAACAAGAAAAAAAGGTTGTAGAAAAACAAATAGAAACAAAGGTTGAAAAAGTTTTTATTGAGATCGAAAACACAAAACCTTTTGACGAGCAGTTGTGCGACCTTGTAATCAAGCAAGTATTAAAAAGAAAGAAAAATTTAAATAATAGACCAGAAGAGCTTTCAAAACAAGAATGGAAGAAAATACTTATTCAAATTTATATAGCATTTAAAGAGTTAAGGCAGCCATTAAAGCCTTCATCTCCAGGTAAAAGGCAAATACTTGAGAAGAAGTACCAAACAGGATTAAATTTATTCACACAGTATATTAAAAAATTATGAATGAAGAAGACGACGAGGAATTAGAAATTGTGTTTGAGCCCGATGAAGCTCTTATTTTAGCATTAAATGAAATTGATAACCTTAAAGATTTGTTGAGTGAGCAGAACTCTGCAATCGAGCAATTAAAAAAAGAAATGCTTGAACTTCAAAAGGACAAAATTTCCAAAAAAAAGTCTTGACATTTTTTGAAAATTATGGCATAATTATGTCATATGAAAAAAATCTCACTAAACAAAGATGGCACTCCAAGAAGGCGCCGAAATAGTAAAGCAGCGGTAACCCCGACTGTATCCTTGTCTATTGAAGAAATTGCAGAGCTTGCATCAGATCAAGTTCTAAAAATTCCAGTTAGCGAAGACTGGGTGAAGGGTAGACTATACGCTAATTATTTAGTCAATAAAAGTGTTTCCAGTGATTTCAGCGAGCATCAATCCGTGGAAGATAAAATAGAATACGCCCTCACAGACTTCGATAATGAATAATTACTTTTCTCATTTAATAGGCCAAGATAACGTTAAGAAAAAGTTAAACTTTTACCTTAAAGCTTACCACGCCACAAGTACCTGTCCTTTTTTAAACTTGGTTGGAGCAAAAGGTTTAGGTAAAACCTTATTCGCCAAAGAGTTCGCAAAAAACTTGAAGAATAAAGATGGTGCAAAACGCCCATTTTTAGAACTTAACTGCTCAACAATAAAAAACAACGAGCAATTTTTTGAGCAGATTTTTATTCCAATAATTATGAATAATGAGATAACCATTTTATTTGATGAAGCGCATGCACTTCCAAAAGATTTAACAATGGCTTTTCTTACTATTTTCAATACGGAAAAAACAAACACAAAAGATTTTACTTATGAAGATCAGACTTTTACATTCGACTTCACAAAGCAAACATTTATTTTTGCAACAACAGAAAGTGATAAGTTATTTCCCCCTCTGAAAGATAGATTAACTACAGTCGATTTTGAGCAATACTCTTCAGATAATTTGGGTGAAATTATCAAAATGAATTGTAATGAAATTAATTTTTCAGATGAAGCGTTAAAACTTTTATCTTCAACTGTTAGAGGTAATGCAAGAAATGCGGTGATGAGGTCAAAAGAGATTACCCTTTATTGCGAAAGCGAAAACCAAAATACTTTTCGATTGCAAGATTTTAACAACCTTGTTGATTTATTAGGTATTCTTCCAGAAGGGATCACCTGCACAGAAAAACAAATTCTGCAAATTTTGGCAGACAGAGGAAGCTGCAAACTTCAAACGCTATCAGCGGTAACAGGTTTGAGTCCAACGGCTCTCAGAAGAGATCATGAAGTGTATCTCCTTAGAAGAAATTTTATTCAAATAGATGGAGAAAGAAAAATAACAAAAAATGGACGTAATTTAGTCAAAAACATTATATAATATATATGAACACAAAAAAAACAGTATACGTAGTTACAAGAAATTCAAGAAGAATTGAAGATAGAAATTATCAATCCAAAGATGATGCAAATGCTAGAGCTGAAAAACTTGTAGAGGTTCTTAAAAACTGGAAAGACCCAGATGTCAGAAAAGTAAAAGTGGTAGCAACAGAAAATCCATCAAAAATAAGATAATGGAAGAGCTTCCGAGTCAAGATTCTAAAGTTTCTTTTGAAGATATAGCGGCAAAAAAAGGTTATTCACCTGAGTTTTGTCCTAGATTTCAAAATGATATAAAAAATGTAACGCATATATTAAAAGCTAAAGGAAAATCAAATCAACCTTTGATGCTCAAGTTCGATGTAAAAAAGCTTAAAAACAAAAAGCAAAGCCAATCTTGGCTGTGGATTGAATTCAAGAATTCCGAAGGAGAGCGAGGTTGGATTCACGGAGATGCAGATTTTATTGCTTTTGAGAGGGTTTATGATTTTGTTATTGTAAATAGAAAAGAGTTGGTTGACTGGCTTGGTAGTTCTAAAAAAATTAGATATGACTTGCCTTTTGTTTCTCTCGCTAAGCAAGCTAAGTATAAAATTTACAAAAGAAGAGGAAAGAAAGAGGAGATCACTCAAATAGGAATCAAAGATTTAGAATCTTTAAAATCTTTCCAACTTTGGAAAAAATAGATGGCGACTCAGTCTGAGCTAGATGAAGCTTATATTAAAATGGCTCATGTTTGGGCCACTTTATCCAAAGCTAAAAGAAAGCAGGTTGGTTGCTTAATAGTGAAAGATCAAGCTATTATATCTGACGGCTATAATGGAACTCCTACTGGATTTAACAACGTATGCGAAGATGAAGATTATTTCGGCCAACTTGTAACTAGACCCGAAGTCTTGCATGCCGAAAGTAATGCGATTACCAAGTTGGCAAAATCAACACAATCAAGCGACGGAGCAACGATGTATATAACAGCCGCCCCATGCATAGACTGCGCAAAATTAATTATACAATCAAAAATTAAAAGAGTTGTATATAGTGAATTCTACAAAAGTAACGCGGGAATCGAACTAATAAAAAAAGCTGGAATAGAAGTGGAGAAATTAAATGATTGAGTTTTTGTTATTCTGTTCAATTTGTGCTATTTTATATTTAGTTTTTGGAAAACAAGAAGAAACTAACAACGACTTAGAAGAAAGTCTGCGCCAAGAAAATGAATTCCTGCGAATAAAGCTCAATGAAAGCGCATTCTCGATTGAAGAAAGAGAGAAGAATTTAAATAGAACTATACAAGAGCTTCAATCAAGTATATCTAGACAGCAAAACATTACCGCAACAAGCAATTCTGAATTCAAAAAAAAGGAATCAGATCTTATTAAAAAAAATCAAGATTTGGAAAAAAAATTAGATGAAGAAACTATCGCCAGAAAAAAAATATTATCGCAAAAGAAAAGTGGTGAGGTTAGATTAGGACATATAGCAGAAACACTTGCTCCATTCCTAGATCAGTTTGACTTCGAACCTGAGAAATGTTGTTTCCTGGGCCAACCCATAGATTATATTTCATTCGGAGATGATGAGATAACTTTTATTGAAGTGAAGAGCGGCAACAGCCAACTCAGTCAGAAGCAAAGACACATTAGAGATTTAGTTAATGCAAAATTAGTTTCATGGAAAGAAGTGAGAATAAAATAAGCCCAAATCTGAAAAAAAATTTTCGACAGAAAGCCTCGCGTAATACACAACAAAATATTTAAAAAGAACAAAAATGAGTAAAATTAAATTAAAATTTAAAAAACTAGATGAAAGAGCAACGATTCCGCATTACGCCAAAAAGGGTGACGCAGGAATAGACTTGATCGCAACAACAACAATGAGCAATGGCTACTTTGTTGAGTTCGGAACGGATTTGGCACTGGAAATACCCGAAGGTTATGTGGGATATATCTTTCCAAGGTCAAGTATATCCAATACGGATCACTATTTAAGGAATTCTGTGGGAGTTATTGATTCAGGTTATAGGGGAGAGATTAAAGTAAGAATGAGTATTCCTGCCTTAGGCGCTAAAAATTATAAAAACGGAGACAAAATAGCTCAATTAATTATAATGAAGCTTCCGTGGGTAGATATAGAAGAGGTTGACGAGCTATCTGAGACGGATCGCGGAGAAGGTGGATTTGGAAGCACAGGAAATTAATTTTTTTACCCTTGACATACAATCTATTTTATAGTATAATATACGCATGTTTAACTTAAAATCAAAAATCAAAAAAATGAAAAATCAAAAATACTTTATTGTTTATAAAAATGCTGACAACGCCGTTAAGACTTATGAAATTGGTCGTCCAAATTTGACAGAGTCATTTGGAAACAAAGATGAAGAACGTAATAACATTGGTTTTAGAGCATTCTGCTTTGCTCGTAATGAATATCGTTCTTTTAGGCATGACCGAATTATTTCTTTGACTCGCGCATCGTGAATCAAGGAATAATCAATTATTGTTTAAACAAGTTCTGTCCTTTATTTATTGTATCATTTTTACTTTTTAATAAAATCGGATTCACAACTTGGGAACCCTACGTAATAGTAGGGTTCATTTTTTATATAGATAGATTCAGTTTTAAAACAGGGTACTCTCTAGCTTATTGTGAATCTCGCGGCATAAACCTAGATGAACGAACAAAATAAAATCTTACTTAAACTAGCAGAAGAGCTTTCTGAACTAACAACTAGAATACTTCAGCAGGTTAATAAAAAAAAAGATTACTCCATTAAAATTGATCAAGAAATCAAAGACATAGAAAAACAATTAAAACTATTAAAAGAGATAAATGAATAAAAGTTTATACAGAATAACAATTAATTATATTATGCACACTAAACTATATAAGTTTATGTTGAAGCATGTTATTCCTTATATTCGATTTACTACTTACTATACAAAACTTCGTGGCAAAAAGTATCATAAATTATATTCTTTTCTAAAATCTGGAGATGTTATATTAACTATCGACAAAAAGAAGCTCACAACGCTCCTAATCCCTGGAGAGTTCTCTCATGCAGCTATGTGCGTATCAAAAGATCAAAATTGGGAAGTTAGTGAAATGACGCATGACGATTATACAAAAAGTACTTTTTTTGACATCTGCAAAGAAAGTGATAGAGTTGTAATCTTGCGACCTAATTTAAATCAAGAAGTTATAGATAAAGCCATTCAAAAATGCAAGTCATTAGAAGGCGCAGAGTACGACGCTCTATTTGATCTCGGAGTAGAGAGTTTATATTGTAGCGAATTAATTTATCAATCTTACGAAAACAATTCCCTAGAATCAAACTTAGAAGACTTTGTTGGGCTCGGAAGGCAATATCTAAGTCCTACAGGTTTATTACATTCAAAAAAATTAAAACTAATTATAGACAGCGACTCAATATCATGAAAATTATCTTTTGTTTACCTGGCCCATCTTTTTCTGGAAGATTTTTATCTTGCTGGACAGAGCTTTATCATACGTGTTTAGCAAATGGAATCACGCCAATTTTATCTCAACGCTATAGTTGCAACATATATTATGTTCGAACAAATTGTCTTGGCGCAGACGTAACTCGCGGAGAAAACCAAAAACCATTTGACGGCAAAATCGACTACGACTATATCATGTGGATAGATTCAGACATTGTATTTAATCCAAAACAGTTTCTTGACTTATTGAAACACAAGAAAAGTATTTCTTCGGGGCTGTACCTCATGGAAGGTGGGCAGAATTTTGCCTGCGTTAAAGATTGGGATGAAAAGTTTTTTGAAAAAAATGGTCATTTTCAGTTTTTATCTCCCAAAGATATCGAAAAGGATAAATCTTTAATAAAAGTTAATTATGTGGGAATGGGTTGGATGTTAGTTAAGAAAGGGGTTTTTGAATCAATAAAGTACCCTTGGTTTGAGCCAATAAGAAAAACTATCGGAGGATATACAGACTTCACTATGGAAGATGTTGCCTTTTGCCATAAAGCTATCGAGCAAGGGCATGACATATATGTAGACCCCAACATTATAGTTGGTCACGAAAAAACAGTAGTTTTGTAGTGTATAATATTATGTGCGACTTTTGCTATTTTTTGTTCTGCTTGGATGTTCGACTCATGAAAAACATGAGCCAACTCA